ATCGCTTTTACGGCTCGATGGACGGCACCAAGACCTACGGCTTGGGCAACGCCGCCACGGTCGTTAGATACGAGCAGATGCTCTCCGAAGCTATCGCCAAGGGCTTGCACACAAAGCCGGACGTGTTTACATTCCTAAGAGCCGAAGACAAAGCCTTCCGCTCATTTCTGGAACACCTTCCCACCCTCGGCAACATTCCGCTCACGACAGTTCGCGATAACACCTCAGTGTTGCTCAAACAGATTGTGGAGCTTGCAGCCGAAAAAGATGGCGTATTTTCGCCTCAGGAGGTCGTGACCATCATCACCATGAGAAACACTCGCCGCCTTATGCAGAATGCGCTGCAATGCGTCAACGACATCACCACCGGTAAGGTTGGCAAGGATGAACAAGCGGCGGCATATATGTGGATGCTGCTCCAGCCGTGGGTGTCATTCGACTCGTATGCTTTCACTCTGATGAGCGAGGCACAGCTAAAGACTATGCGCATACTCGCAACGCAGACGCAGAAGTGCATCGCCAAGCTCGGCAATCCGGATTTCCCGATTTCGCCTGACGATTTACCGGGCTTGCTTATAAAGACTTTCATCACGACGCTATAAACTTTATCCTCATACAACAGTGCAATCCCTAATTACAACCGACTAACCCAATCATATCACATGCAATACGACACCATTGAACGCTTCATTAGCCATGCGCATCTGTTAGCTAATGCTATCCTCTCTCGTGACTTCTTTCAAGACGCGGAGATATACGATGACCAAGCGGTACTGACCTATGTCATCCCCAATCAATACAGCTGCTATGAGCTGCTAAACGAGCTTGACGACAGCATGGAGATGGTCATCCTCTATCATGTTATCCCCACTGATGCCACGATTCACGGAGAACAGTGCTGCGCATATTCCGATCCGACTGCCGACCATATCTTCAAGATAAACGGCATCACCGATGATACCGGTAAGTGCGACACGCTCTACGTCACTCTCTATGATTCGCTGGAAGAGCTTGGCACAGAGGTGCAGTTGGAACTTGAAGAACAGCTGACTCACAACAGTGATATTGTCTTTGCCCGTCCTATGCGCGAAGTATTACGTGATTTTATCCGATAGACCTCCGGCATGAAAGAATCTATGTTTGCTAAATTGGTTGAAGTTGTCCACGATTATCGTTCATGGGTTGCAGTACTCGACTACAAGCGCACCATCACGCTGATGGCTCGATGCGGGTTAGAGCTGAAGCCGGTGCGCCGTCGAGTGCTGACCCTTGTGGCAACTCGTCCCCGTGGACTCTACCCCAAAGGTCATGTCTGGGATATCCCTGAAGATAAGCTTGACCGAGCCGTGCGCTCACTCAAGCAGCGAGATAAAAAATTTGCCGATAGATGGAAGCATGAGAAATTGACAGTCGACGATGCCGAGTATATCATCCATCATGCTTCAAACGGATTTCTAACTCTCAATCTAAATGAAGATAAGCTATGACAATATTAATGCAGTTACTCTACTTCTCCTCTTTCCTCACGCCAATCTTGGCGGCGTTCCTCTACAAGTGTAAGCGTCCGGCTATGCTTGGGTTCATGCGACGTATGACGCTGTCTTACTCATTCCGAAAGCTGTATGTGCATATGGTGACGCTCCACCTAATAGCGTTCCATTTCTACCACCTGTCGGTGTTTAATCGTCCGCTATGCTTGCTGCCGTCAACGGTGATTGCGATGCTCACATTCTCCTTCTCCTTTTCGGAACGGACATTCCGCTTCGTTCAGCACAGCCGAACCTTCATCGCATTCTGCCTGATTGGTATGCTCAGCATTATCATCCCTGACCTTTTGCCTTTGGGTTTCACCTTGATTGTGCTTGCAGTGGCAGCGATGTTCTATCCGTCACGCTTCATCATGGATGATTTCAGCAAGGTGTCGCTGTGGCAATCGTTGCCGGATGTCGCGGTCGATAAGTATTTCCGCTGGGAAATGGATGTTGACGCAAGAACGCTGAACATCATCCGCCGATTTGATAAGTCGAAGATTCATCCCGATGCTATCGAGGATGCCGAATATGTTGACGAAGAATAGATTTAGAAACCATATAATCCCTCTTAAATGAATTATCAAACTACTCTCAACTCTGATATGCTCCACTTTTTGCAGGACAACGCTTGCGATGGCGAGCGATACAGCAAACTTGAAGCATTTGTACATCTCCTTGATTCGGTTGCCGAACATTCCGGTGCAGTTGCACCCAACGGTCAGCTCGACACCACTATCTCCGAACTCGCCGAGGCTTGGAACTGGCATCGCACAAATGTGCGTCTGTTCTTGACCTCTTTGGAAAATCTCGGTATCCTCTCCATGGATCGCCAAGGCAAGTCAACTACCGTTACCATTGCCGCTACCTTTGGCGAACACGAGCCTGCCGTGCGCTTGCTCGATGACGAGGAACGCGAATGGCTCCGCTTCATCATGGGCATGGCTACTCTTGATAGCTGCCTTGGGTTATTCAGCGGAGGCTTGGACTCATTCGAGGCAAAGCTCGAAAGTATCAACGACCCGTCTGCCATTGGTGCTCGATTGCGAAGTCTGGTTAGCCATCTACTGCTCAACCGCACCAACACGCTTCAGGATGACGACACGGTCGATGAAGCGCTTCGCAGTCTGTTCGTGGATGATTGTAAGCTCGACCTCACTCAGTTTCTGAGTCTGCTCTCGCTCGGTGGTCTCGCCATCCTCAGGGATGACTCTGATGACCACTCCGTGTTCGAACTCAATGAGCACTCGCTCCGCAAGCTCCAAACCGTTCTCAACTACTATACGCATTGGATAGCCAATCCGTCATAGCATGGTCGGCTTGCCGCCCTGAAAACCGAGGGAAATGCCTCCAAAAGCCAGCTTTGCTGGTCGTGGGTAGCCTAATTCCTTAATTCCTGAATTGGAAAGAATTAATAGGAAACGATATTATACTACAAATCTATATATCAGTTATTTGCGGATTTACTTTGGTTTCTCTTTGCCGCATTCTAATACCCATTATTTAGCGATTTTTGTTACTCGTTTTTGCGACGGTTTCAAATATTTGTTGTACCTTTGCGCCGAACTTATCAAGCAAAGTAAATGACCAAAGCTACAGGCAAATATACGAAAGAAAACGTAAAGATACAATTGGTAGATAAAGTTGATGGCAGAAAGTCCATCCGACTCGAAATCTACTTGAACGGGAAGCGTACATACGAACGCATCCCCAACCTTTTTATAATACCCGAGGATAGCGATGCCGCTATCAAGAAAAACAAAGCCACACTGAACAAGGCGGAGAAGATACGCAAGCAGCGCCAAAAGGAGATTAATCAGTCAAAGATTGACGTTGTAGAAACTCAGACCGATACCGGCAAGATATTGCTATCGGAGTGGATTGCTAAATTTACCGAGATTCAGAAAGCGCGAGGTATTCGGTCCACTCAAGACCTCACTCGCATTGCTCGTTACATTCGATTATATGGCAAAGACATCCCCCTTGTAGATGTTGATAAGGCTTATTGTTTGGGTTTTATTGATTATTTGCGTAGCGAATATACCATGCCAAACGGTGAGCATCTAAGCTCTAAGTCATGCTTCAATATCCTCGGCAATTTTAGCACAGCCATGAATGTTGCTATTCAAGAAGGATATATCTCTGTGAATCCGGTTACTCTTATTCCATCATCCGATAAGTTCAAGCCGTTGGAACATATCCGAGAATATCTCACCATTGAAGAAGTTCAGAAACTTATCGACACTCCGTGCGAGCATCCGGAAGTGAAGCAGGCTTTTCTATTTGCTTGTAATTGCGGTTTACGCTATGGTGATATTGAATCTCTGACATGGAACGACATTAACAAGGATGGCGAGCACTGGACTGTTGCCACCAAAATATCCAAAACTCAGCGCATTGTTCATATTCCCCTTCCATTGCAAGCAATTAAATGGATGCCGAAAAAATCGCCCAATAGCGACAAGGTGTTCCCGACATTGAGATATGATAATGTGCAAAAATATATCCCCATTTGGGCGGAAAAAGCCGGTATCACAAACAAGACTGTAACATTTTACGTCAGTCGGCACACGTATGCGACTATGTTGCTGACACTTGGCGCAGACCTATACACCGTTTCCAAACTTCTTGGTCACACCAGCATACGCCACACGCAGCGATATGCGAAAATCGTGAACAAGAAAAAAGATGACGCTATCAGCAAATTAGACAATTTATAAACCTCACTCCATAATATATGGCAAAGACAGTAACAAAGAAATCACCAAAAGAGCCAATCAGACTACGCACCAAAGCATTGTCTGATGGTTCACAATCACTATATCTCGATTATTACATTGACGGCAAACGCAGCTATGAGTTCCTGAAGCTATATCTGCTACCCGGCTCAGGTGCAAAAATCAAAGCACAGAATGAAGCCACCATGAATGCAGCCAACACTATCAAGTTGCAACGCATTCTGGAATATACCAATAATAAAGCCGGACTTAAGAACACATCCATAAAAGCCAAACAACGTTTGCGCGATTGGATGGAGACCTTTCGCAAAGCTCAGGAGAAGAAAGGCGTTAAGGATAAGAAGTTAATCCACAACACTATCCATGCTATATCACAATATAATATAGATATAGCAATGAAAGATATTGACCGCAACTATTGCATCGGTCTCACCAACTTTCTACGCAATGAATATCGCATGGCAAACGGCGAGTTAATCAAGCCATACACCGCCATCAACTATTTGGCATGTCTGAGAAACGCGCTCAATATGGCGGTACGTGAAGATGTTATACCAACGAATCCACTTCAGCAATTATCCGTGCAAGACAAGATTAAAGCACCGGAGAGCAAGCGTGAGTTCCTCACGATTGAGGAAGTGCAACGACTTGAAGCGACACCTTGCGACCATGAACTGATAAAATCAGCGTTTCTGTTCGGTTGCTATTGCGGTCTTCGCATTAGCGACATTCGCAGGTTGAAGTGGAGCGACCTGTTGAAAGAAGGTGACAGCTATCGCATCAATATTATTATGCACAAAACTCAGGCACCGATTTACATCCCTCTATCAAAGAAAGCTGTGAATTGGATTCCGGAGCGAAAAGATATGAGCGAGGATGCACGACTATTCCCCGGGCTGCCCGAACAAGTGAGTGCGCCGCAGTACCTTACACCATGGATGAAAGCCGCCGGGATCACCAAACCCATTACATTCCACAGCAGTCGCCATAGTTTTGCGACAATGATGTTGACACTCGATGTTGACCTTTATACCGTATCTAAGTTGTTAGGCCACACCAAAGTAGAGACAACTCAGATATACGCTAAGATTATCAACAAGAAGAAAGACGATGCCGTCAGTTTGATTGATGCAGCGTTCGATAAAATGCAAGATTCCACACAATCAAAAGCCATTTGACATGAATACATCATTAATAAATATAGCCGATAGCATCCGGCAAATA